GAAATACCGACGAAACAAACGGACGGATACCAAACGGATTCGGTGTTTTTGCGGCGAATGACGGAAAATCAAAAGCGAGGTTTGGCTTTATTGTATCACGGAGTAACCAATAGCGATAAAGCATTGGCGAACAAGCGACCAGTTAAACACCCCGTTGACGCCGTGCGGTGGTTGCTTGAACAAATAAACGATTCGGTCCCAAATTAAATAGTTGCACGATTCCCCGTTGACGCTACCTTTAGAGGGATGGCAACGCTAACAACATTACGCACGTCGATTCTAGACGCACTCGATTACGAGGAAACCGGTTCGCTAACTAAGGCTAAGCAGGTGGTTAGTTTGTGTAGAAAATTGCTAGTCGTGACACCGACCAGCAGCGGCGCGGGCGGTTCGTCCGTTGGATGGGACATCAACCAAATCAAAACGCTTAAAGAGGAAGCGCAGGCGTATATATCGGCTAACACCGCCGGTTCGCAATCGCGGTTCCTTGGCGTTCAAAACGATTTCGGACGATAACAAATGACCACACGAAACGGCAAACCAAAAAACAAATTGTCAACGTTTTTTGACGAACTGCGCAACGATTACGAAATGACGAAACAAAGTCGTTTCAACCGCAAGCGCAAAGGACTAGCACCGCAAGGCGGATCCGGCGATTATCACATTCGCAACGAACGCGATTATTACGACGCGATCGAAAAGGCGCGGGACATGGACCGCAACGATGCGATGATAGGCCAGGTAATGGACCGCGCATGCAACAACATCGTGCAGGACGGTTTTAGTTTGGATTTTAAAACAGGCGACAGGAAACTAGACGCCGATTTGAAAGCGCGTTGGTTAGAGGAAACAACCAATCCGGATATGTTAGATATTGCGTCTGAAATGAATTTCCACGACATGGAATGGTTGGCTTGTCGGTCGATGTTTTTAGACGGAGATTGTGGATTGGCAGCGATTGAAAAGGAAAACAAACTACAGTTTATCGAAGCGCACCAAATCCGCCACGATTCGCCGGACGAAGATAACATAGTGTTAGGCGTTAAACTAAACCAACACCGACGACGCGAGGCGTTTTACATTTCCGAGGATTCGATTGATCCAATGGACACAACGCCAACGGATCCGGTTAAAATGCGAACGCGAAATTCCGATGGCGTGCGCCAGTTTTTTCACATCTACGATCCAAAGCGTGCAACGTTAACTCGAGGCGTTACCAAACTAGCACCAGTGTTTAACCTTGCCGGTATGCTTGAGGATGTCAATTTTGCCAAGTTGGTTCAACAACAAATCGTTTCGTGTTTTGCGATCTTGCGAACGCAGCAGATTGGATCAATTACGCCATCGCTTGGCGGCGAGGGATACGGAAGCGAATCAACCGCGACGACCAGCAGCGGGCAGTCCAGGCAATTAGACAACGTAGCGCCGGGAATGGAAATTACCGGAATGCCAGGCGAAACGCTGGAAGGGTTTTCACCGAACGTACCGAACGCGGAATACTTCGAACAGGTCCGCTTGTTAATGCAGTTGATCGGTGCGAATTTAGGGTTGCCGCTAGTCCTGGTTTTAATGGACGGCAGCGAAACGAATTTCAGCGGTTGGCGCGGTGCAGTTGACGAAGCGCGTAAAGGGTTTAGATACCATCAACGCAACCTGGTTAAACGTTTACACGATCCGTTCCATTGTTGGAAAATTTATCAATGGATGAAAAACGATACGGCTATTCGCAACGCCGCCAAGAAATCAAAGGTAAATATTAAGGGCCACAAGTTTAGCCCTCCACAGTGGCCGTACATCGAACCGATACGCGACGCGCAAGGCGACCTCACACGATTGCAAGGAAACCTAACATCACCGCGACGTTTACATTCCGAACGGTCGAACGATTGGGAAGAAATCATATCGGAAACGGTGGACGATAACGCATTGGCCATCGAGGTTGCAAAACGACGCGCCATGAAATTAAACAAAAAATATCCGGACAATCCGGTGCATTGGCGCGAACTGGTTGCACTACCGTTACCGCCAGGTTTAACCGTTGGACTGTCGAGTGAAATTGCCGCCGTCGTAGATGAATCAAGCGAACAAATGGAATAACAAATGCAAAAAGTAATTTTAAGTATTTTGCAAACGATTGGCCGCGAACCAGGCGAGTTGTCTAGCAAAGAATTTATCGAACAGTTGCGAAGCGTACCGGCAAGCGTTGAACAAATTACGGTTGATATTAACAGCGAGGGCGGCAGCGTATTCGAAGGTAACGCAATTGCGGAAGCGCTGAAACAACATCCGGCAAACATTACGACGCGTTGTTTAGGTTCTGCATTGTCGATTGCATCCGTTGTATTTCTTGCCGGTGACGAACGTTTGATTGCTGAAAACGGTTGGGTGATGATTCACGAACCGATGGCGGAAAGTTGGGGAACGGCAAACGAGATTCGGCAACAGGCGGAATTGATAGACGGGATCCGCGAAAAAATGGTTACCGACTATGCGGACGCAACAAATATATTGCCGTTGCAAGCGGAACAAATGATGCGGGAAGAAACCTGGTTTGATTCAGCGGACGCTATCAAGTACGGGTTCGCAACCGGCGTAACGGGCAAAGCGTTAGCGGTCGCTATGCAAAACAAATCGAAATACAAAAACATGCCGTCGAGGTTGTTAGCATCTAAAGCAGATGCGCCACGCGGCGATGAATCCCGAATGGAGGGTTTTAAAATGTCTGAATTGAAAACAGTCGGACAAACCATCGCTGCAATCCGAGTGCGGTGCCGTGGTGCGAATGACGAATTTATTTTAAGACAACTGGAAGTTGGCACATCGCTGGACGAAATAACAGCCGTTCACAACGACGCGCAAGCCAAGGAACTGGAAGAAATGAAACAAGCGTTGGCAATTGCCGAGGCTACCATTGCCGCCTATGAGGAAGAAAAGGCGCAAGAGGAAGATGACGACGAAACGGAAGCACCAACCGAGGAAACAACCGAGGAAACGACCGAGGAAGAAATGACCGAGGAAACGACCGAGGAAGAAACAGCCGAGGAAGATGACGACGACGACGAACCAACCGCCAAGGCAAAAGGTTCGATACGACCAATTGCAACGAAAATTAGAAAAGGAACACGGGCCGCAACCTATCGCGCGAAGTGGAACCAGGCAATTAACGACGCAATGAAAAACGCAAGTCTGTCACGAGAACGCGCTATCAAAATGGTTAATCGAAACCATCCTGGATTGCGGGAACAAGTGGTAAACGAATCGGAAATTAACCAACAGCGCCAAGTCGCGGTATAACGGGAGTTTTAAAAATGTCACAACAAAATGATTCAGGGTTCAGAACCTTTACAGCAGATGGTGCAATTGCTATTCACGCATTGGTACGCCAAACGGCTACCGGTGTTGATACTTGCGGAATTGCACATCACGCCATCGGAACCGCGACGCAGGCAGCGTTAGCGGCTAACGATGAAATCACAGTTAAACTAATCACTGCATCCGGTACGCACAAAATGATTGCCAGTGCAGCATTGGCAGCGGGTGCAGATGCGTTTACAGCCGCGTCCGGAAAAGTTGGTGCGTCCGCATCGACCGCGTACCGAGTTGGCAAAGTGTTAGAGGCCGCTGGCGCAAACAACGATGTCATCGAAGTTCTTTACCTTAGCGATGGCGCAGCAGTTAGCTAGTCATTGGATTACAACAAACAAAATTTAAAAGGAAATAGATATGCCAAGTCCAAGCACTAGTCTAGCCACCCATCGGCCAGACCTTGAAGCGTCGCTAATGGAGTTTGACCTCCAAGCGAATTACGGCGGGTTCATTGCCAACGATGTTTTTCCGGTTTTGGAAGTTCAAAACAAAGCGGGAATTTTTGGCAAGGTTCCGCTAGAACAGTTATTGCAAAGCACCGAAACACGACGCGCGCCGGGATCCGGTTATAGCCGCAGTGGATGGACGTTTACAACTGATTCGTTTTCGTGTGAAGAACACGGACACGAGGAACCGGTAGACGATGCCGAGGCAGAAATGTACGCCGATTTTTTCGATGCGGAATTGATTGCGACGCAACGTGCAATGTCATCAATTTTGGTTAATCACGAAAAGCGATTGGCCGCTGCATTGTTTAACGAAACTACGTTTAGCCCTACGACGATTACCCACGAATGGGACGACGCAACAAACGCCGTGCCAGTTGATGACGTTGAGGCAAGGGTGCAAGCGATTTATGACGCGTCCGGTCTATGGTCGAATGCGTTAATTATAAACAAAAAAGTGTTTCGAAACCTACGCGAATGCGACCAGGTACGCGACCGCATTGCATCCAGCGGTGCGGGCGATCCAACGAAAGCCCAGGACGTTACCGTAAACATGTTGAAAGCGGTTTTCGATTTGGATTATATTTTCGTCGGCGGCGGAACGAAAAACAGCGCCACCGAGGGACAAACGGCAACACCGGCGCAAATTTGGTCCGGCGAATACGCAATGGTTTGCAAAGTTGCAACCGGCGCGGATGTCCGCGAACCGTGTTTAGGCCGTACGTTCCATTGGAGCGCCGACGGTTCAACCGCTGGTGGAATGATTGAATCCTACAGGGATGAAAACGTTCGTTCAGATGTTATTCGTGTTCGTCACGACGTACATCAAAAAGTTTTAGTTACCGAAGCCGCTGCATTGTTGAAAAACGTAACTACGTAATAAAGCAATGACAGTTTTTACCGATAGCATGGAACACGGTTTCGCCACGCTGCTTGAACAGCATGGCGAAACTGTTTCGTACAAATTCCGCGATTCGGGAACGACCGTTTCGCGAACGGCTATCGTTGATAGAAATCCACCGGAGGCAATCGACCAGGTTGGCAACGCGGTTTCGTTTTCGTTAATGGTTTATTTTCATAACAACGAGGACGACGGCGTTCAAAGCGAGGCGGTTGACAACGGCGGCGACGAGGTTTTCGTTGCATTAAAAACAAACGGTACAGCTGAATGGCGTCCGGTTTATACATTGATTGAATCGGACGGCGGAACGACACAGGTGGCGGTACGATGACAGCGGTGAAAATGGAATTCGAAAACGATTCGTTTGACCGGTTGCAGGAACTAACGAAAATCGGTTTCAGCGCCGGGAAAATCCGAGGTTCTGTTTATACGGTTATTAACCAGGTTGCGAGGGATAGCATTTCACCAGCGGCTAAGGAAGTTGTTAAATATTTAAACGTGAAACAAGCAATAGCCAAGGAACCAATCAGGGTAACCAAAAAAGCAAAGCGTGGAAGTTTATCCGCAATCGTAACAGTACAAAAAAACAAGCGTCCACCGTTGAAGGATTTCAAGCTGAAAGCAATAAACAAAAAAAAGGGCAATGGGATTCGTTACGAAATCAAAAAAGGAAACAAACGAACGTTTGCCAAGGGATTCGTGATAGACAAATTTAACGGCAACGCGTTTGTGAATGTCGGCGGGCGCAAAACTGTAAAACTACACGGGCCGTCAGTATGGGGCGTGTTTAAAAAACAGAACATCGAACAACCAACAAAAGACCAAATCCGCGAACGGTTGACGTATCGAATCGACAAATTTATTAAAGACCAAATCCGAAAATACAATTTTAAAAACCAATCAGCAGGAAAATAACATGCCATCGCTAGTAACTCAAATTATGGACGTTGCAGAAACGCGGTTGCGACAGATGGATACTTGCAGTGCGTTCTACAGGCCAAACCGTAAATCTGATTTCCAGGTAAAGGACGGCGCTATTTTTTTAACGCACGAAGATATCGAATCAGATGCCGAATTATCTGCAATGGGCAATCCGCCAAAAACAGCCTGGATTTTGCCGCTAACAATTACGTGCATTGTTCAACCGTCAAAAGATGACGAAGTGCCGTTAGACGAACGGATGAACGATTTTGTAGTGGAGGCAATGGACGCGTTGACGGATCCGGCAGCCAATTGGTATACGTTCGACGATCTTGCGATCAATTCCGAGTTAACACCGCCAACACCAGTAGAACAAACCGACGATACAGCACGGGCCATATCGTTTGGATGCCGCGTAACCTATCGCGTCGATGAAACAAGCCAAACGACACCAGCATAGGAAGAAAAACAATGCCATTACTCACAAAAATTCAAGTCATCGCCGCAAAATTAGAAGGAACAATCGGAACCGATGCCGGGACCGCTGCTGCTGATTGCAATTTCCTTGCATACGATCCAGTCGTGACGCCTACGATTGAAATGGTTGATCGACCGAAACTTGGAACGTTTGACCACAACGTTGCATCAACGGGGTTAATGTCCGGAACGGCTACATTTAAAACGGATTTCATTGGTAACGGTTCACAAACGGCACCAGGCTGGGCGGAAGCATTATTGCCAGCTTGTGGATTCGTTCAAACATCAGAAACGTTTACCGCTTCATCGTTAGCGACCGGCACAAGTTCAGCAACGCCGCGTTCAGTAACGCTTGAACTATATCAAAACGGCAGGGCGGTAAAGTTAGTTGGTTGCGTTGGCGATTTTTCAATCATTATGGAAACTGGAAAACCGGTACAACTTGAATGGTCGTTCACTGGCGTTTTAGATGCAGGAACAGAAGCATCTAAATTATCAATCGTTGAAGATATTGCGGTTCCAACGCCAAGTTCATTGCCGACCAACAAACCGTTTCGCAGCGCAAACGCCATGACGCTTGCCGGTTCTTACAATCCGTACATCCAGGCAGCGACGTTTGCGGCTGGAAATGAGGTTGTGTTGCGAGAATGCAACCTGGAACGGGCCGGATACATTGCCGCAATTATTACCGGACGAACATCAACGTTAAATGTTAATCCAGAAGCGGCGTTAGTTGCAGCAGACGATACGTACGGCGATTGGTTGTTGATGGCGGAATATGCTAGCAGTATTACCCTGGAAGATGGAACCGACACCGTAACAATTGCATCGGCTAAATGCCAAACAACCAACGTAACACAATCGGACAGGAACGGACTGGTTGTTGATGATATGGAAATTAGATACAACACGCCGCCGACAATTGTATTTGCATAAACCTATTTAAAGGAAAACCACAAATGCCCATTTACACGGATCCAAACGCCCGAATTGACATTGTTTTAGATTCGGACAAGGACAAGGAAAACCCGCCAACGTTTGTTTACAGGGCGTTGAACGGGCGTGAATGGCGCAAGGTTGCCGAGGCGTTTGACACGTTGCAAAGCGGCAAAGTGGATGGCATGGCGGCACAACTTGATGCGATTTACACGACGGTTGCAATTGGGTTGATGGATTGGCGCAATATGTTTGACCCGGAAACAGGCGAACCGATTCCGTTCAACAAAAACGATGTTGATTTACTACTGAATCCGATAGAAGCGTCGACCGATTTAATGGGGAAAATTTTGGGGGCAGTAACGCCAACGCATGATGATAAAAAAAAATCCGAATTGCAAGTTGCATCCGAACCGGGTTGATTTGTAAAGGGTGTTCACCAACCAAATGCGGGTTTGTGCCAAGCGACGTTACGCCGATTCAAATTGCTTGCCCAACGTGTAACGAAACTGGTTGCGATGAATGTAACAACGACGGATGGATTCGAATAACGCAATGCCCACAACAAATAATAGGACGTGACATAATGAGTTTTATCGAACTGGCAGACTTTGCAAAAAAAGGATCGTTCCCAATTGTTGGTGGAACGTTAGATCAATCGCAATCGTTCCTCGCCGCTAGTCGTTTTTTTTGGTCGGAAGAAGCAAACGCTGAATCGCAACAGTGGGATAAAAAATAATGGCTAGTAATTCAGTTAACATCCTATTAAGCGCACGCGACGAAGCATCGCCAGCAATTAACAAAGCGGCGACGTCATCAAACCATTTAAGCAAGTCGATGCAAGGAACATCGTCAGCGGGTGCAGGTTTAGGCGGCGGCATGAAAGGAATGATCGGGCCGCTTGCGTTGGTGGCGGGCGGCTTTCTTGCAGCTAAAGCAGCGGCAGCGGCGGCAAAAATGGCGTTTCAAGCGTTTACCGGCATGATTAGCGGAAGCGTTGAATCGTGGGCGGTCCAAGAGGAAGCGATACGCGGCAATTCGCCAGCGTTGCAAGAATACGCAAGCAACCTGCAAGCGCTAACCAACATCGGCGACGAAGAAATCCTGAATCAAATGCAAGTTGCGCGCGGTATGGGTGTTACTGACGACCGAATGAAACAAGTAACGCAAGCTGCAATTGCATTAAGCGAGGTAACCGGCAAACCATTAAAAGCATCAATGAAAGCAGCAGTCAATGGAACGGAGGGATATTTAGAAGCACTCAAATCGACGTTCCCAGCAATGGCAAACATGGAAACAAAAGCGGAACAACAGGCGTTTGTGCAACAGAAATTAAAAGAAGGGTATGCCAACGCAACGCAAGGAACGGACACCTTGAAAGGCGCGTTGAAATCGCTCGGAAACAATTGGGGCGATATGCTGGAAAAGGTTGGTCAGTTACTTGCGCCATTCATTAAGAAAATTGCGGATTGGTTTAATCGCATTTCGCCGATAATACAAAAGGTAATCGCTAAGGCGTTACCAATGATGCAAAATTTCGCCGCTAAAATGCAGGAGGTAGCCGCATGGATCGGTGAGAAGTTGGTTTACGCGTTTACGTTTATCGAACAAGCCGTTTTGAATTGGCGACAAGTAATGGCGGTTGCAGGTTTATTTGTTTACGGCAAAATTTTAAAGTTTGTTGAGGATGTCCGGCACTTCTTTACAGGCGTGATACCGGGTTTGATTAAATGGTTTGCCGACAACTGGATGAATATTTTTCGCGATATGTTTGTCGCCTACATTACAATGTGGAAAAACAGAATTCAGCAGGTCGTGGATTTGGTTACGTTGTTTTGGGACGCCATCACGGGCAAAATAGGCGCGGGCGAGGCAATGTTAAAAGTTGGCGAGATTGCCGGGCGAAATTTATTGGAAGGGTTTAAAGCGACGACGCAACCGTTGCCAGATTTATTAAAACGACAAATGACAGTTGAAGAAAAATCAATCGCGGCGGCGCAAAAAGCAATCGGAACAAACTTCATGGATAAGGTAGACAAGAAATACGAGGAACGAATCAAAGGGTTTAAAGATACTTTCAAAATGGAACTAGGCGGCGATGCAGGCGACTGGTTGGGATTGGATTTAGGAAACTTGCCGGGTGACGACAAGGACAAGGACAAAAAGAACGACCCGAAAATTCAAACGTTAACCGCAACGGAAGGACGGTTCCTATCGCGAGCGCGCGCAAACCCGCAAGAAACGTTAATTGCGCAAGGCGACAAAAATTTAGGCGTTATGAAAGACTCATTCAAAAAGTTGGAAACAATTAACAAACATCTAGAGGATTTGTGGGAGGCAGAACAATCTAAAGAGGAAGAACCTCCAGTTGAGTTAACAATTTAGGAACGAGGCAAATGGGTTCAGTACTTGACATCAAAGAAACTTGGCAAGCAGGCGGCGGGTGGCAATCCGAGGACGGAATTAAAGGCAGCACGCAATGGGTTCGCACGTTTACCGTTACAGTTTCCAACACGCCAACAATGTGTTACGCCGCCGACGTTTTAAGCCACCGAGGAATTCCCAAAAGCGGCCATTCCCATCCGGCATCGCCTTGGTTTCGCTGTCGTTCAGCAAAGGCAAAGCGCGTTAGCCCGATAATGTTTGAGGTGACATGCACCTACAAAAGCAAAACAAAAGACAAGGAAGAAAACCCGCTAGAGGAACCGCCCGAAATCAGTTACAACACGCTTTCGTCAACCGAAGAAATTGACGAGGACATAGACGGCAACCCAATTAACACCAAAGCAGGCGAACCGATTACCGGCGTCAAAATCCCTGTCGGCGATTTGTCAGCAACCGTTACCAAAAACTTAGCGTCATTCGATCCGTCTGCTATTTACACCTACACGAACACAGTTAACAGCGCCGTTTTCATGGGATTCGCTGCCGGTGTTGTTCGGATGCATAGCCTACAGGCGAAGATTGTTTACACGGAAGATTTAACCTACTGGACTGTCACGGCACAATTTCATTTTCGTTATCCGGTGCATGTTGATGCAGATAAAGCGTGGTGGAAACGGGTTCGCCACGAGGGAACATTTGCGTTGGCCGGTGACGAGTTGCTTCCACAAAGAATCACCGACGGCAACGGTGAGATCAAAGGCGGAAAAACAATGTTAAAAGACGACGGAACGGAAGAAACTGATCCAACAATAGGTCACTGGCTTGAGTTCGAAGTGTTTAGAACTATCGACCTAAACGGAATGGGATTAGGGGTATAGCGTGACAAGGTATTTTTCCGAGGATTCAGAAAAGCAAATTGCGTCCGCAGTAAAATGGGTTCAAAACAACAGAACGTCCATTACCGGCGAACCGTCTGGACCGGTCGTTGGCGCACGGCCACCCCGATTTTATAAAACGCAGGACGTTGCACCCGAACAACTGCCAAGCGGTGACGAAGATTTCTTTGCGCTTGATTGCAAGTTGTACAAAGTATCGGACAACACAAGTGCGGGCGGCGGAATTACAGGCGAGGAAACCGATTTAACGGAAACAGTTTACTTTAATTTCGTTCCGCGTTCACGCCAGTTAATTCAGGCCGCGCAATTCCAAGGAATGATCTTCGCGATCAATAGCGAACAAACGTTTAAGCCTGTTGAGTTAAGAAAATCAAGCGGCGAAGCGGGATCGTTGGATGACCCGTGTTCGTTTAAATACGACATTCTCGAATTGGATTCAGAGGATGTTTTAGAATCGGACGTTGAACCGTCGCCGCCGTATGGATTGTGGAAGCGAACTGCCATCGGTGCGTATGTGGAAGCCGACAGGGGCGTTGTTTGGAATTTGACGCCGACAACCTACGCCATTGCGTGGTTAAACGAAGTGCCGGAGGTTGCTGAATGTGAAGAATCGCAAAGCATCCAGATGATGTGGGCCGGACCTTACGATGATTCGAAAAGTTATCCGGCGAACAACGCTGTATCGGACGGGCCGTACATGATGGTTAGCAACAAACAAACAGATACAAAAGCAGCACCGCAACCATTAGACGAACCAGAAACGAAAATAGGAACGGTTCCGACATGGGCGCAAGTTTCGGGCGCTGGTTACGAAACAATAACGGGCCAGCGGTATACATGGGCCAAGGGCGGGCAGTTATTAAAAATCCGCGTTTATATTCCAGCGCCAAGCGGTGGCGGTGGCGGTGGTCCGGGTGGAGGGTAAAACATGGCGTTGCAATACGAGGTTTGGTTGATTGAAGATCCGGCAGGTACGCCAATCATTCGCCAACTAGTTTCACGATTCACGCCAGCGGCAACTGACGCGTGGACGGAATTTCCGATGACCGAACTGTTCACGAGTTCGACGGTTTGGGACATCCTGTTGATTACAACCGGCGACGCAACAACCACTAGTTTAACCGCATCGTGGAATTATCAATCGTCATCCGCAGCACCGGCGGCGGGTTACGCGCATCATTCGCCTAACGGCAAGACGTTGGTTTTCAATCACGACGACAACGGAACAACAGATCGAGAGGCGGCGTTGGAAGCATTGCGGCCAGGCGACACGATTACAATCGGCACGACCGTTTGGCAAATTGCCAAAACAACGGACGGCGCCAGCGCACAAACGTTTGAAGTATTGCCCAGGGCGCAACACGCAACCAAGGGCGTTGGTTCATTCGTGTTTAAAGCGACCGACAGTGCAACGCTGGAATATGTAAACTACACAAACCACTACTCCGGCGACAGCGAGGTTCAAGGGTTGTTATCTACAACCGGATATTCAAACGTTGCAACCGACAACAACGCGTATGGCGTTGACATTGAGTTTCAAGAAATGTCTGTTAGTGCGGATTGGGATTTGATTAGCTACAGCGGCGAACAAACTGGATCGGTATAGCGATGGTTGACAAGGAAGGCAAACGAGTTCCCGCAACATCCGTCGGCGTCTTTCAATTAGACGCGGACGGAAAAATGAAACTTACAAATGTCAACGGGCATTGCGGAGAATGTTGCCGCGAAAACGATCCGTGTCAACTTTCAGTATGCGGATCAACTCCAACGCAATGGTACACAGGCATTAGTTACGATAATCAGCCAATCGATATTCCCAATTTGCCATATTTACGACACACATTTGGCTACGGGCAATATTGCGATTTACATTTTCGTTTGTTGCAACCTTTAGATATTCGGTGGAATACCGAGGAAGTAAGTTTATCGTTCACTGAGTTAAAAATTGAATGTGAAACTGACGGAACAACTACGTTTTCAAACGAAATAATTTATTACGACAACGACGATCCGCTACCGATTAGTTGGCGTGAATGGGAACGCAAAACCGACGCGGGCGCGTGGCCGATTTATAAAATGACGCCGACGTTTAACGAAGCAACAAACGAACTATCTGTTGCAGTAGGCTGGCGGCGCGATAAAGGAACAGAAGAATTAATTTTCCAACTTTGGACCGCTGGGGTGACGGCAACGGCAGACATTTCATATGCTGGCAGCGGTTCAGTAAAATCGACATCGAATAAGGAAGTTGTTTTAGAGGATACCGAAGATGGCGGAACGGGGGTTTTCACTTGTACGTTGCAAGGACACGCAACGGTTTTTCATTTGCGGTTTCTTACGCACGAAAACAATTCACCGGGGCTAGGTGTTCATTCGACGTTTAATAAAATTCGGTCTCACAAAAGTTACGGAACGGATTCTGCATCGCTAACGTATGAAAGCGATGGCAATTGTTTGGTTTGTTCGAACTACGAATTGATCGACGTTCAAATGGAAATAGGCGAGTGCGTCAGCAACTGGCAACTAGCTGCAACAAAAACAACCCGCCCGTGGTATTGGTGCGGATCGGGTAACGTACCGCACGAGGCGCACGGTTTAGAAGCATACAACGACGACATTATCAACAGCCCTGAACGGTACGACCTTAATTGGGTATTTCCGCCCGCTGGACCTTATCAATATGAAAAGTTAGGTCCGGGTTGGCCTATTACAACAGTGCTTTACTCTGAATTTTCGCCAGAAACGGAGAGGAGATTTTCCGGTCAGGAAGTGTATTGGATAGAATTAAACGCTGGCATGGAGTTCTGGTTGAATAGAAGTCCACGCGGGATAAAAAACCCCAATCCATCGTTTTCAGCTTGGTCGGGAGGGTTACCACAACGATATTTTTTGATTCAGGATCGATGGTGGGAAACCGGGTTGCCGCCGCAAGAAAGCGCTGCAAATTTCAATCGTCCGTTACATAACGTAGAATACAACCCTTATCAACGTAACCAATTTTATGCTGGCGATCGTGCAACAATTAAGCACCCAAACAAATGGCCGGAGTTAACACATCCCGGCGCGCAAAAACGGAAGATGACCTCAACCGCTACGTTGGAATTTTTCGAACCAGATCCGCCGATTTGGGATCCTGAGTTGGCTGGCGGGGCGGAACAGTGGGCTACATTGAATTTAGGCGGCGTTGATATAAATGTTTGGTTTTGGGATGACGGGCTTTTGCTGCCGGGGCAAGGCGTTTATGGTATGTGGGAAATTTTTTTTCACAAACATTTTGGCGGCGATTCGCATGTTTTGGGGCCACTGGGCGGACATTTTTCGGGTGGAGAGTGGCACTATCAGGATCCATATCAACCGTGGGCGTTTGAACTAACTGCCGATTTGCCGAACGTTTATGATCTTGGTTTTTCTGGTTTAGGAACGTTAGACCCGGACACATACACGGAGAACATTCATTGGAATGTTAAACTTAATGGAGTTGATTTGGTCGATGGCAAACTGAAAGATCATGGCGGCGAATTATCGTTTAATGCAAACCATCCAGCGTTTCCGCCCGGCTGGTGGTTCGACAACCCGTTCTACGGGTTCCATTATCCCGGTCCGCCAAACGCAGCCAATACGAATCTTGGTTTAGATCGGGATGAAGTGGATTCTTACTCGCTAGTGCCATCAAAACAAGTTGGATATGGGTGGTCTGGCTATTGTGAAGATGGCGGTGTGTATGATAAAGGCCAAGAACCGCCGATAGATCCAAATTTATTAAACAAGCCTACGAAAATGATGTCGTTTTATAACGTCACCCATAAGATCGAATACGTGTAATGGGAACCGTAAGATATTTAAACATTGCGAAGTCAAAACGAAACGAGGATACGTTGGCATCGCTGCGGATGAATTTTAAACAATACAATTCAAAGTCGAAGATAGACGCGGATGAACTGGAACGCAGATTTGCAATCTGTTCAAAATGTTCGAACTGCCTTGGCGGTGTAGCGTGCGAACGAATAGGAAGTTGCGGCAGCGGCAAGAATGATTTTTTTACAATGCATTTAAACAGGAACAACGGAGGATGCCCAGTCGGGCAATGGTGATATGGCAGATTTATCAATTACAGGTGCAAACGTCGGGGTTGCATCATCACTAACAAAGGTTGCCGTGATTGAGGCAGCGGTAGCTATTACGCGTGGTCAAGCGGTCTATCGGGATGGCACCAATTCAAACAAAGCAACGCTGGCGTTGAACACGGCAGCCGCATCAACGGCGGTTTACGGAATTGCAATTTCGGAATCGTCAGGCGATGGAAAGTTTATTGCCGTGGCAACCGGTGGAACAATTATTTCCGGCGGGTCGATGACGAAAGGGCAGTTGTATTATTTAAGCACGACCGCCGGTGCGTTGATGCCTTACGCGGATTTGACAACTGACGATTACATCAACGGCGTGTACCGGGCAACGTCGGCGACGGAAGCGATTCTGTTATTCGAGAACAAAGGAATCCAATCACCATGATGCGGTTATCCAAAAATTACATGCGGAAAAACCTGCTTAAATATTCAAAAAACGATCTGGATGCAAAAGCAGCCCGGCTACAGGCAAAGGCGGACGAGATCGGAACGTCGAACGAATTCGAATACAACTATCTGTTGTTTTTAAAGGAAACTGTTTTGCGTGTTAAAGCAATCAAGCAGGTTCGCGAAAACACGTTTCCATAACAGCGGCGATTGATCGCCGTAGCAATGCGCGGTATGCCTTTCCCGCGTAGGCGGGCGGGCGTTGTGGTTTTCGTCCGTTCGCCATCTTTACCGATCCGGCCAGCGTCCGGTCAGTGTCCGGTCAGCGTCCGGATCCACTAGCGCGCAAATAGGCGCGCTAGTGGATCCAACCTGGACCAACCAGGGACCAACCAGGGATCCTCGAGGGATCCGGCCAGGGACCAACCAGGGATCCTCGAGGGATCCAACCTGGACCAACCAGGGACCAACCAGGGATCCTCGAGGGATCCGGCCAGGACCAACCAGGGATCCTCGAGGGATCCGGCCAGGACCAACCAGGGATCCGGCCAGGGATCCGGCCAGGACCAACCAG